GCAAATATTCCGCAGCCGGCGGACGGTAAAAGTCTCACCCCGGATGATGTGCGTCCGATGCTTGAACAGATGGTGAAGGAGGCGGTAAGCCATATTCCTGTTCCGCGTGATGGTCGTGACTACGATCCGGATGTTCTGCAGAAGGCTGTTCTGGATGCGGTGAGTGCCCTGCCGGCTCCGCAGGACGGGCGTGATGCCACTGCACTGGAAATACTCCCTGCCATTGACGATCAAAAATCCTTTCCCCGGGGCACGTATGCCACACACCAGGGCGGACTCTGGCGGGCGTATGAAAAAACGCACGGGATGCGGGGATGGGAATGCCTGGTTGACGGGGTGGCGGATATTGACGTCAGCATGACGGGTGAACGGTTGTTCTCTGTGGTGGTCCGGCAGAGCAGTGGCCAGTGTACGGAAAAAACATTTTCCCTGCCGGTGATGCTCTACCGCGGTGTGTTCAGAGCCGGTGAAACCTACCACCCCGGCGATACGGTGACGTGGGGGGGCTCGCTGTGGCACTGCAACAGTATGACCGGTGATAAACCCGGAGAAGCTCATTCATCAGGCTGGACCCTGGCTGCAAAACGTGGGCGGGATGCAGGAGGCGGAAAATGACGGCATTACTGACGCTGGAAGAGATCAAGGCACATCTGCGTGTCGACCATGACGCGGATGATGACATGCTGATGGACAAGGTTCGTCAGGCTACCGCCGTGCTGCTGGCCTACATTCAGGGCAGCCGGGATAAGGTGATTCGTGAGGACGGTGAACTGATCCCGGGCGAGGCATTAACCCGGATGAAGGGGGCTGCCATGCGACTGACCGGGATGCTGTACCGGAATCCGGATCTTGCGGAGCGGGAAGAACTGCTTCAGGGGGAGCTGCCGTTTTCTGTTTCCGTGCTGATTTACGATTTGCGTTGTCCGACGGTGTTATGAGGAGGGGGAATGGCAATATCTGCAGGTCGTCTGACACAGATGATAAGTGTTCTGAACCCGGTGTTAACCCGTAATGCTGCCGGAGAAATGACGGAAGAATGGGTGTCATGCGGGAAAATTCATGCGGATATCCGTGGCAGGAGCAGCCGGGAGCGGATGCAGTCCGGTGCGGAAATGGCGCAGGCGGAAATCCGCATCTGGGTGCGCGGTCAGTCCGGTCGGGAAATCACGGCAGCGTCACGACTTCATGTGCTGAGTGGTCCATGGCGTGACCGGATCCTGAACGTTGTCGGGCTGCCCGTGCCGGATGCGACCGGCGGGCGTCTGGAAATTCTCTGTCGGCTGGGAGGGGAAAAATGATCGAAACCCTGCTGGATTTTTCGGGGCTGGAGGACATCAGCCGCGATTTGCAGCTTCTGAGTGGTGCGGAAAATAACCGGGTGCTGCGTGAGGCAACCCGTGCGGGTGCGAATGTGCTGAAAGAAGAAGTGGTGTCACGGGCACCGGTGCGCAGGGGAAAACTGCGCCGCAATGTGGTGGTCCTTTCCCGGCGCTCCCGCGATGGCGGTATGGAATCCGGTGTCCATATCCGTGGTGTTAATCCGGACACCGGTAACAGCGATAACACCATGAAGGCGGATAACCCGCGCAATGCTTTCTACTGGCGGTTTGTGGAAATGGGGACCGTGAATATGCCACCGCACCCGTTTGTGCGCCCGGCATTTGATGTGCGCAGTGAACAGGCGGCACAGGTGGCGATTGCTCGGATGAACCGGGCCATTGATGAGGTACTGAGACGATGACGGAGGCGGATTTGTATCCTCATCTGGCGCATCTTGCCGGCGGGCAGGTGTACCCGTATGTGGTCCCCCTGCTGGATGGCAGGCCGTCGGTGGCGCTTCCGTGGGTGGTTTTCAGCCTGATTTCATCGGTGTCGGCGGACGTGATGGGCGGGCAGGCGGAGTCCTCAGTGTCGGTGCAGATAGACGTTTATGCCGGGACTGTGACGCAGGCGCGTCAGATACGTCAGGACGCCCGTGAAGCCATAATGCTGCTGGCCCCGGGATCCGTCAGTGAAATGCAGGACTATATTCCGGAAAACCGCTGTTACCGTGCAACCCTGGAGTTTCAGGTCACGGTGTAATTTTTTCAACAGAACCCATAACCCGCCGCGTGCGGGTTTTTTATTATCAGGAGGCAGAATGTCTGCTTTGTATGAACGTTCACAGCTGACGCAGGTGATGATTTCATCTGCCCCGGCGACTGCTGAAACCATGGAGAAGGCGGAATATCTGCGCCTGGACTGCACCATCAAGGAAGTCCAGTTCACCGCCGGTCAGAAACAGGATATTGATGTGACCACGCTCTGCTCCACAGAGCAGGAGAACATCAACGGTCTGGGGGCGTCGTCCGAGATTTCCATGTCGGGTAATTTTTATCTGAATCAGGCCCAGAACGCCCTGCGTGATGCCTATGACAATGACACGGTGTATGCGTTTAAGGTGCAGTTTCCGTCCGGTAAGGGCTTTAAGTTCCTGGCGGAAGTGCGTCAGCACACCTGGTCATCCGGTACCAACGGCGTGGTGGCTGCAACGTTTTCACTTCGCCTGAAGGGTAAACCGGTGTCCTATGTGGTACCGCTGGCGTTTGTGAAAAATCTGGAGAAGACACTTACCGTGAATACCGGTGCGCTGCTGACAATGTCAGTCAGTGTCAACGGGGGAACGCCGCCTTATAAACACGCCTGGAAGAAGGATGGTCAGCCGGTAGAGGGACAGACTACTGACACTTTCAGTAAAGCCAATACGCAGTCAGGTGATAAGGGGGCTTATACCTGCGAGGTAACGGATTCTGCAGAACAGCCGCAGAGCATTACCTCTGATGCGTGTACAGTAACGGTTAATGGTGCGGGCGGATAAGGCTTATGGCAAAAGATCTGAAAACACTGGCGCTGGCCAGACTGTCGGGGTTCCGTCATAAAACGGTGAAGGTGCCGGAATGGAGAAATGTCAGCGTGGTGCTGCGGGAGCCTTCGGCAGAGGCCTGGTATCTGTGGCAGGAAGTGCTCAATGGTGATGGAGAGGATGACGATACCCTGTCGGTGGTGGCGAAAACCCGCCGTAACCTGGAAGCGGATGTGACGCTGTTCTGCGATGTCCTGTGTGATACGGACCTGCAACGGGTGTTCACTCCGGACGACCGTGAGCAGGTGCTGGCCGTCTATGGTCCGGTACATGCCCGGTTGCTGCGTCAGGCACTGGAACTGATCGCTGATGCAGAGTCGGCCAGAAAAAAGTAGCCCGCCCGGAAATTCGCTTTCTGATGCGACTTGCGCTCCGTCTGGGGCGCACCTTATCCGAACTGCGGCACAGCCTGAGTGCGAGCGAGGCGATGATGTGGATGGAGTTCGACAGGGTATCCCCGCTGGGTGATGAGCGCGGGGATATCCGTAATGCACAGATCGTGAAAGCGGTTTTCGGGGCACAGGGGATGAATGTTGCACTGAAGGACGCCATGCTCTGCTGGGGCGAGGATGAGGATAAGCCGGAGGTGGATCCGTTTGCGGCGCTGGAAGACGCGCTGAGCCTTGCAGCAATGTCATAAATAATGATGAAAACCTGCTGTGGCAGGTTTTTTTTGCCCGGAGAAAGGTGAATGGCGACGTTACGTGAACTGATTATCAAAATTTCGGCAAATTCACAGTCATTCCAGTCGGAGATCCAGCGGGCGTCCCGTATGGGCAGTGAATATTACCGGACCCTGCAGAATGGCGGACGTCAGGCTGCTGCGGCAGCCAGGGAGCAGCGCCGGGCTCTGGCTGAGCTGCACAGCCAGTTGACGGAAATCCGCGCTTCGGCTGTCGGAATGACCGGTGCGTTTGCCGGTGCCTTTGCCACCGGACACCTGATTTCGCTGGCGGATGAATGGAGCTCCGTGAATGCCCGTCTGAAACAGGCGTCGCAGTCATCGGATGAATTTGCGTCATCACAGAAAGTGCTGATGGATATCAGCCAGCGGACAGGCACCGCATTTTCGGATAATGCGGCCCTGTTTGCCCATTCGGCTGCCTCGATGCGTGAATATGGTTACAGTGCTGATGATGTGCTGAAGGTGACGGAGGCCATTTCGACAGGGCTGAAAATCTCCGGTGCCAGTACGGCAGAGGCGGGCTCGGTGATCACCCAGTTCAGTCAGGCGCTGGCGCAGGGTGTATTGCGTGGTGAGGAGTTTAATTCGGTCAATGAAAGTGGTGACCGGATCGTACGTGCACTGGCTGCGGGTATGGGCGTGGCCCGTAAAGATCTGAAGGCAATGGCGGATGACGGAAAACTGACAGCGGATAAAGTGGTCCCCGCGTTAATCAGCCAGCTGGGGATATTACGTGATGAATATGCGGCCATGCCGGAAACGGTTTCCAGTAGTATCAGAAAGGTGGAAAACGCCTTTATGGCCTGGGTGGGCGGTGCGAATGAGGCCAGCGGGGTGACAAAAACGCTCTCCGGCATGCTGAACGGTGTTGCCGGACAGATTGATAATGTGGCAACAGCCGTGGGCGCGCTGGTTGCCGTCGGGGTTGCCCGGTACTTTGGCAATATGGCCTCCGGAGCGATGTCTGCCACGGCAGGACTTGTGACGGCTGCACGTAATGAAGTTGCACTGGCGGAAGCACAGTTCAGGGGAACGCAGATTGCCACGGCGCGGGCAAGGGCAGCCGTGTACCGTGCTCAGCAGGCCGTGGCGGCAGCCCGCGGGACGGAGATGCAGATTGCTGCAGAGGCCCGTCTGGCGGCCACACAGGAACGCCTGAACAGAAATATTGCTGCCAGAAGCGCCGCCCAGAATGCGCTGAACAGTACAACGGCGGTGGGCTCACGTCTGATGAGCGGTGCGCTGGGGCTGGTTGGTGGCGTACCCGGACTGGTGATGCTGGGGGCTGCAGCATGGTACACGCTGTACCAGAATCAGGAGCAGGCCAGGGAGTCTGCGCGCCAGTATGCACTGACGATAGATGAAATCGCGCATAAAACGCCGTCAATGTCTTTGCCTGAAGCCTCAGATAATGAAGGACGAACACGGGCGGCGCTGACAGAGCAGAACCGGCTGATTGATGAACAGGCCAGTCGGGTGAAATCCCTGCAGGAAAAAATCGCAGGATATCAGTATGTTCTGGCGAACCCGGGCTGGACGACCGGTGACGGATTCATGATAAACCATCTGACCTCGGTGAAGACCGTAACGGAAGGGCTTGCTCAGGCAACAGAGCAGCTTGCCGTTGAGCAGTCCCGTCTGGCACAGATGCAGGAAAAAGCGCAGTCCATTCAGGATGTGCTTGCCGGGCTGGAAGACCGTCGTGTGGCGTTAATTCGTCAGCAGGCGGCAGAGCAGAATAAGGTGTACCAGTCCATGCTGGTTATGAATGGTCAGCATACGGAATTCAACCGTCTGCTGGGGCTGGGTAATGAACTGCTTCAGCAGCGGCAGGGACTGGTGAATGTGCCGTTACGGCTGCCACAGGCCACTCTGGATGATAAACAGCAGAGTGCCCTGACAAAAACAGAGCGTGAGCTGGCCCTGTCCAGACTGAAAGGGGAAGAAAAAGAGCGTGTCCGGCTGGGGTATGCGGCGGATGACCTCGGTTTTGTGGGTGATCCGTATCAGGAGGCGAGACAGCGTTATATCAGTAATGCCCTGGAAGCCTGGCGCAATAACGAGGCGAATAAACCCAAATCCCGGGGTGGAAAATCAGAGACGGAAAAAGCGGAAGACAGTTTTTCCCGGCTGCTGAAGCAGCAGAAAGAGCAACTGGCACTGGTGGGGCAGAATACAGAGCTGGCGAAGCTGAAATACCAGACTGCGCAGGGCGAACTGAAAACCCTGACGGAGATGCAGAAGCAGGAGCTGCTGCGTAATGCGGCCCTGATTGACCAGCAAAAAATCCGGGAACAGTTGCGATCCCGGGAAGAGACACTGAAGAATGAGAATGCGGCTGCGCGTGCGTCGAATGATGCTGAACTGCTGGGGTACGGGCAGGGGGAACGAGCCAGAGAACGCATGCGGGAGTTGCAGCAGATCCGCGACAGCTTCCGCCAGAAGGATGCGGACCTTCAGTCTCAGTATCAGACCGGGGATATCAGTGAGGATTTTTACAGACAGGCTCTGGCGCAGAATGCACAGTATCTGAGTGAACGTCTGAAAGAGCAGGAAGCCTTTTATGCCGAATCGGATGCGCAGCGTGCGGACTGGCAGAAAGGGCTGCAGGAGGGATTCAGTAACTGGGTGGATAATGCGTCCGATTACGCCTCACAGGCAGCACAGCTTGCGACGTAGGGTATCTCAGGGATGGTGAATAACATCACGGAGATGCTGAACGGAAATAAAGTGGAATGGCGCAGCTGGGCCTCATCAGTGCTGCAGGAAATATCAAAAGTTCTTATGAATGCCGCGATTGTCAACGGAATTAAGACGGCGGCAAACAGTATGTCCGGTGCGGGAGGATTTCTCGGCAGCATTGGTGACTGGCTGGGCGGAGCGGTGGCCAATGCAAAAGGCGGCGTGTATACCTCGGCAAACCTGAGTGCGTACAGCAACAGTATTGTGGATACGCCCACGTACTTTGCCTTTGCAAAAGGGGCGGGGCTGATGGGGGAGGCCGGTCCTGAAGCCATTATGCCCCTGACCCGGGCGGCGGATGGCTCGCTGGGTGTGCGAGCGGTGGGCAGTATGAACGGTAGTGCGGGCCTGGTGTATTCCCCGGTCTACCATATCGCCATTCAGAATGACGGGACTAATGGCCAGATAGGGCCGGAGGCGGCAGGCAGTCTTGTGCAGCTGATTGACCAGCGGGTGCAGGCGGTGATGTTGTCCATGCGACGTGACGGAGGAATGCTGAGTGGCTGAGATAAAAACGCTGCATCTGGTCCCGCGTGAAGGGATGCAGGTGAGTGAGAAGCCGTCGGTGGTGAGGGTGCGGTTTGGTGACGGTTATGAACAGCGTCGCCCCACAGGACTGAATCCTCAACTGAAGACGTTTCAGGCGGTGTTCCGGGTGACGGATGAGTCAACCCGGCGCTGGCTGGAAGAGTTTTTATCGTGGCATGGTGGTTACCGTGCCTTTTTGTGGCGACCGCCGAAACATAACCGGATGGTCAGGGTGGTATGCCGGGAGTGGAGCGTCACGGATAACGTCCGGTACAGTGATTTCAGTTGTACGATTGAGCAGGTGGTGAACTGATGCAGGACATTCATGAAGAAAGTCTGAACGAGTCGGTTAAATCAGAACAGTCACCGCGGGTGGTGCTCTGGGAAATCGACCTGACGGTGCAGGGCGGTGAGCGCTATTTTTTCTGCAATGAACTGAATGAAAAAGGGGAGCCGGTCACCTGGCAGGGGCGGCAATATCAGGCATACCCGATTGACGGCAGCGGTTTTGAGATGAGCGGGAAGGGCAGCAGTGCCAGACCGTCACTGACGGTGTCCAATCTGTTCGGTCTGGTCACCGGGATGGCGGAAGACCTGCAGAGTCTGGTGGGGGCCACGGTGGTCCGCCGCCGGGTGTATGCCCGTTTTCTGGATGCGGTGAATTTTGTGGCGGGCAATCCGGAAGCGGACCCGGAGCAGGAGCTGAGCGACCGCTGGGTGGTGGAGCAGATGTCAGAGCTGACGGCCATGACAGCCTCGTTTGTGCTGGCCACACCGACCGAGACGGACGGGGCGCTGTTTCCCGGTCGTATCATGCTGGCGAATACCTGTATGTGGACCTACCGCTCTGATGAGTGTGGTTACACGGGCGGGGCTGTGGCGGATGAGTTCGACAACCCCACCACGGATATCCGTAAGGACAGATGCAGCAAGTGCATGCGCGGGTGTGAGATGCGCGGCATGGTGGCTAATTTTGGCGGTTTCCTTTCCATTAATAAACTTTCGCAGTAATGGATTATGCCCACCGTCAGGTGGGTTTTTTATTTAGTAGTTCTCTCAACTTTTCGTTCTGCTCTCTGAACTTTTCCTGTATTTCTTTTTGCATGGCGATAACCTGGGCTTGAAGTTGAACTAGCGCATCAACATTTAGCGGAACCGAGACGCTGTTAATTTTATCTGCTATTTCCCCGAGTGTATTTTCTGCATTCAAGGCATCTTCCAGTATCTGAACAATCTCTGAGTTCATAGAGCGCCCGTTTCGTTTGGCTCGTTCAGCTATAGCATCTCGCATTCCGTCAGGAAAACGGAGGTTGAACTTGTCGTAGTCTTTTACTTGTTTTTCGGCCATTGCAAATCTCTCAAAAAAATCATGGTGCCATATTGCCATACGATTTCAATAGTGGCATTATGGCCTTCATGGCGTCACTTTGGCACCAAATAAAGGAGATTAGATAATGCAAGATACACTTTTCACTGAGCGCAAAAATATCAAACTCAACCTTCGCCTTCCATCACGGCTGAATGAAGACCTTCGCCGCCTGGCGGAAATGGACTGTATATCTCTGAACTCTGCAATTGTTCGTTTGCTGGCAAAAGGTGTTAGGGAAGAGGTGGCGAATGGTCGCTAAAAACAGCGAAGCCTCAATGGCTGCAACCATTGAGGCTTCTAAATTACCAGTTAACCACGAGAAAACTGATATGACTAGTTTAGCAATTGCAGATCGCACAATCAATGTTCCATTCCACGGAACAAATCTCTTTTTGGTTGGAATTAACAATGAGCCTTATGTTCCTATGAAGCCTGTTGTTGAAGGTATGGGGATGGTTTGGGCTGCTCAATTTGTTAAGTTAAAACAGAGGTTTGTCAAGGGTATTTCGGAAATCGAAATACCTTCTGCTGGCGGTAAACAGTTAATGACATGTCTTGCCTTTCGTAAATTTGCGGCTTGGCTTTCAAGCATTCAACCAAACAAAGTCCGCCCTGAAATCCGCGACAAGGTAATCCAGTATCAGGAAGAGTGTGACGATGTGCTCTACGAGTACTGGACTAAAGGCCATGTGATTAACCCGCGCAAAGCTAAAAAGGCATTGCCGGGGAAAATCACCACTGAACAGCAGGAAGCCATTAAACAACTCGTCATGAGTCGCGGTCAGTCTCTGCCAAAAGAAAAACAGGCGAAGGCGATGATCACCATGTGGTCGTCACTGAAATCTCATTTTGGGTGTTCATACAAAGAAATCAGCGAGGAGCAGTTTACCGAAGCTCTGTCACTTGCTGCTCGCGTTCCGCTTGAAGGAGAGTTAATCGGCAAACAAGAGAAGAGCACCAACGAGCTTTCCGCAAAAGAAGCAAACAGCCTTGTATGGCTATGGGATTATGCCAACCGCTCACAGGCATTATTCCGCGAATTGTATCCAGCGCTAAAGCAAATTCAATCGAACTATTCCGGCAGATGTTACGACTACGGTCATGAGTTCTCGTATGTTATTGGAATGGCGAGAGATGTTTTAATCAATCACACACGAGATGTTGATATTAATGAGCCAGACGGACCAACGAATCTTTCCGCATGGGTAAGGCTTAAGAACAAAGAATTACCTCCTTCACTACATCACTACTAACAGATTGCCAACGAAATGACCCAGCTTCGGCTGGGTTTTTTATCAGGAGTTCTCATGCTCTATAGCAATATATTGGCGCACGCCCGGCGATGTGCGCCAGCGGAGTCGTGCGGCTTCGTGATAAGCACGCCGGAGGGGGAACGGTATATCCCTTGTGTGAATATCTCTGCAGAGCCGGAGGCGTATTTTCGTATCGCACCGGAAGACTGGCTGCGGGCAGAGATGCAGGGGGAGATTGTGGCACTGGTCCACAGTCATCCCGGTGGACTGCCCTGGCTGAGCGAGGCTGACCGGCGGCTGCAGATAAAAAGCGCACTGTCCTGGTGGCTGGTCTGCCGGGGGGAAATTCATAAATTCCGCTGTGTGCCACATCTGACAGGACGGCGCTTTGAGCACGGGGTGACGGACTGTTACACGCTGTTCCGGGATGCATACCATCTGGCGGGAATTGATATGCCGGATTTTGAGCGTGAGGATGACTGGTGGCGTAACGGTCAGAACCTTTACCTGGACAATATGGCGGTCACCGGCTTTTACCGGGTGCCCCTGTC